TGGACCTACAACTTTATATCTCATTAGTAGTTATCGCCTTTTCTTTCTACTGGTTTGTATTCTATTTTATCTATATGCATCTGTTCTAATCTACATACTTTAACAGTTTTATTATCTACGTTTAAAGAGTGATTAAACTCTACACCGCACTTGTCTTTTAGTTTTTGTGCTATTCTCTCCTCTGGTATTTTCCAACTTGCACCTAGATGATCTATAAAAGAATTAAATCTAAAGTAATGATAACCCTCTTCTGTTAGACATGACCCACTATTTATCTGTATTCTTTGTTTAGCTCTTGGCCCGTTGACACAATATTGATATAACTCTTCTCTTAATCTATCTTCTATCTGTGTGCCTGCAGGTGGTGATATCTTAACAGAGTTCTTTCTAATCTCTGTTAGCTTTGCTCTAAAGTCTTTTGCTTTTAGTGGCTCATGGTAGATACCAGTTTGCTCCCATATCAAATCTAATAGTTCTGTTTGCTTTGTTATCAGTCGCCTGTTACCTGCTATCACTCCAGCCTTTGTACCATCTGGTAATGCCACGTTAAACCTGTACTCAGGTTCTGCATACATGATAATCTCAAAGTCTGTAATATCAGGAAACATGGTGATGCTATCTGATTTGACACCGAATGGCCTAGAGTAACATAGACTACGCATACATTTACTTTGTATTGGATCTTCGTAACACGTATGACCTGCTGTATCTTTCTTCCATGCAGTTAACTTGGTATCTAATTTAGCTTTATCCCATGGGTCTTCTAAATAATTATAGTTTGCTTTTGCAACATGATCTGGCCATTTATCTTTATATTTCTTTTTAGCAAAGACCATGTAATTATACATGAACCTATCTCTACCATCGTCTAACTTTCTCTTTGAACATAGTGCTAGACATGGTGGACCATCTTCAAACTCTTCGCTAGTTCCAACTAATATATTTTTGTATGTCTCTGTTACTAATTTTTCTAAATCGTCTTTGCCTATTTTATTTTGATTTGCAAACTCTACAAATTTTGATAGGTCTAATTTGTTATTGTCTTTATCTACAGCGTATCGGTGCGTATGTCCGTTGTTATAGTATGGTAGGTTTATAAAGTTACCTGGTTTTATGTCGCCTTTGTCATCTTCCTTTAGTTCTTTCTGTTTAGGAAAAACCTCTGTCGTGGGATCTAGTCCAAGAGGCAGTAGAAAAGATTTCAATGCCGATATTAAATCTATTGCTGGTATTGGTTCTTTTAAAAATAAATAACAATGCAAGCCACCACTCTTTGATAGCAAAGGTATCAAAGGTAGTTTGTATTGTTGAAATAGTGCTAAATAATTTTCTATTTTAAATTTAGAATAGTTTTTAGGATCAATATCTATGCAGCCAAACGTAGTTGTTTTATCTAATCTGCATGGTTGTATACCTATGGATATCTTTCCTTGTATGTGATCTTTGTAATCACCCTGTGTTATGGGTCGTCCTGCCCATTCGTAGTTCGGTTTAAGTTTATTTTTTTCTGTATCTAACTGAGCTGAAGACATGTCCGCTATACCAAAATCACCTTGGTATCCCGTGAACAATTCTATAAAATCATCAACCATAAAGATCCCTGGGTGGGGTGGCTCCAGTCTCCCTTTACCACCCCTATCTTTCTTTCAAGAAAGAATTAGTAGTTAGCGTCCTCTGTTGAGGCTTCAGCTTTTTGTTGACCTCTTTTTAAAGAACCATAGAATTCTTTAGCCATTTGATAGAGGCTAGCATTATCTACCTTTCTTAACAGACTTACGCTGTAACCATGCCAAGAAAAACTACCAGAGTTTTCTACTGAGTTTAATTTATAGATCCTTGAAAATCTTGGTGCAGGCACCGACTTTCCACTACTAGGATCACTTTCAAACTCGTTCTCTATTAGTGAGTTCCATTGTCTACTCGTTTTTAATTGAGTAGTCTTCATGGTCATCAAAGCCTTCTCAGGCTTATTACCTAGAATGATAACAAAGTGGTTAGCTGTTTTGATAATCTCATTACCATTAGCTAACATGTCCTTGTTTCTATCATTCTGTGTTGTTTGAGACATGATCTCAGGCCCTCGATCATTATGCACAGGTCTGCCTTCTGCTTTTTCAAAAGGTGCCCATTCAGGGTATGTCATCTTATAGTAAACAGGTATAACCTCTATACCTTTTTCACCATCATACAGTTTCTTTGTAACTGTATTATAAAACATACCGGGCTCTGCGCCTTCCACATACTTTGCATGTTTCTTTTTAGTCTCGTATGAACCTGATTGTAACAGCTTCAAAAAAGGTAATGCTAAGTCCTCTTTGTCAATGTTTTCTAGACCCATACCTGAGTCTTTTACAAAGTCCAAAGTTGCGACTTGACCGCTTTCCTTCTTTACTACGTCTCTTGCTTCTTCACTCATCTTATTTACTCCTTGTTATTTTTGTTTTGTTTCCCTTAAACAGATTAAAATGTTCAGAGGGTAAGTCTAAGTTTTTACCGACTCGCTCTCTGTATAGTGCTTTGAGAGTCATGGGCTCTACCTTCAACTTTTGTTGGGGCTGATACCCATTACTCTCGGCAAGGTTAGCGTATTCACGCGCCTTGTTATCTTCGTTACGACCAAAGGAAACAGTGATTTCGTTCTTAATCAAATCACCTAGGTCGTTGTTTCGAAGCCAGTTGTATGCGCCATCTCTTTTATCAAGAGGTATAGTTGCGCTGTAAATTTCTTTTACCTCGATTGCAGATCCATCTTTTAACTTCATTGTCTTTAAGTTCATGGACTCCATAATCTCTGGTATCACTTGTTGTGATAACTTATCTGCATGTGCTTTCTTTGCAGATAGTTTTTCTTCTTCCTGTTTAATTTCATCCTCTAGCTTCTGTAGTTCAAGAACATGGCTAGATAATGTTTCAGGATTTGTTATGTCGTTTACCTGTTGAGGTGCATCCTCGATAAACATTTTTTGTAAGTTACTCATCTGTATTACCTTTCTCGTAAAGATTGATTGATATAGGATAGTAAGTCCTTTCTTGTTTATCCCATTTTAGTAAATTATATTTACCATTGGTCATGTCAGAAACTATAGAACATGCAACACCGATTATAGCAGGATCTCCTGTAAGAAGTAAATAATCATCTTCGTTAAAATTTTTTAACAACGATCTTAGTTTAAAAACTAATGGACCTGGAGAAAAAATTATTTGCGAAGACTCTGGTAGTAAAAATTTAAACTGACCATATTTAGATGCACCCATAATATTTATTCTTGGGTTGCCTTCTCTAGTACCTGGTACTTCCTGTATTATGTATACTATACTTTCTTTCATGTGTTGACATATAATCGATCATAGATTATATGTCAAGCGATACAGGAGAAAAATTATGAATTATAAATTTAAAACTAAACCATACGCACATCAGCTTAGGGCATTAGAAATGTCATGGGATAAGAAATGTTTTGCTTATTTTATGGAGATGGGTACAGGTAAATCAAAGGTATTAATAGATAATACGGCCATACTTTATGACAATGGTAAGATCAATGGTGTTCTAATTGTGGCACCAAAAGGTGTATATAAGAACTGGTATAGTTCTGAAATACCAACACACCTACCAGATCACATAGAAAAAAACATGGTGTTATGGCAGGCCAATATTACAAAACAACAACAAAAATATTTAGATAGTTTATTTAAAACAGGTACAGATTTACATATATTAATTATGAATGTTGAGTCTTTATCAACTAAAAAAGGTGTGGACTTTGCGGCTAGATTTTTAAATTCACACAGAACCATGATGGCCATAGATGAGTCTACAACTATAAAAAATCCAACAGCTAAAAGAACTAAAAACATAGTGGCACTAGGAAAGTATGCACAATATAAAAGAATACTAACGGGTTCACCAGTTACTAAATCACCACTTGATCTATACACACAATGTGAATTTTTAGACCCATGGTTACTAGATCATCAATCTTTCTACTCATTTAGAACTAGATATGCTGTCATGAGAAAGATGAACTTTGGTGGTAGATCTGTTGAAATACCTGTTGGTTATAAAAATCTTGGTGAACTATCTGATAAACTAAAACCTTTTTCTGACAGAGTGCTAAAAGATGACTGCTTAGATTTACCTAAAAAAACTTTTATGAAAAGAACTGTGCAACTAACACCAGATCAATTTAAAGTGTATGAACAAATGAAGAAAGAAGCACTGGCTGTTATGAACGGCAAGATGATAACTACTGCAAATGCACTAACACAATTAATGCGATTACAACAAATTACATGTGGCCATTTTAAAGCTGACGATGGCACCACACAAGAAATAAACAGCAATCGTTTAGATGAACTAATTAATGTGTTGGGTGAACTAGAGGGTAAAGTTGTTATATGGGCACATTGGCAAAATGATGTCAGACAAATTATAAAAGCAGTTGTTAAAGACTTTGGAAACAATAGTTTCGTTGATTACTATGGTTTGACACCACAAGATGAACGACAACAGAATATAAAAAGATTTCAAGAAGATGATGCATGTAGATTTTTTATAGGCACACCACAAACAGGTGGATATGGTATTACACTTACAGCAGCTAGTAATATGATCTATTATTCTAACGGTTATGATCTTGAGAAACGACAACAATCAGAGGCTAGGATAGATCGTATAGGCCAAGAAAAACCTATGACATACATTGATATTATTTGTGAAGATACAGTTGATGAAAGAATTGTGAAAGCCTTACGTAAAAAAGTTAATATTGCAAGTCAAGTTATGGGTGAAGAGTTAAAGGCTTGGATCTAAAGTTTCTGTAACAACACTACAATTACACCGCCCATACCAGTCATAACAGAACCCATAGATACCAGTAGTATTCTCTCTATTCTAGTTATCTGCCCCTGTAATTCTTGCATGCGATCATAAGTTTGCTTTTGCATGATACGGCATAGCTTTTCGTGTGATTCTATTCTTTGTAGTGCGTTATCTTTTGGCATTCTTTCCTACCCAGTAACAGATTGGTTCTAGTATTTTTCTATATACTCTACCTAACAAATGAACCTTGCCCCTTGATTCTTGTCGAATGTCGATAGTTCTATGCACTGCAATATGTTCTAATGCTTTTTTAAGAACAATATTTTTCTTAGATAGTTTTACGAGTGGTAAGAATATTTTGTGATACCCTATTTGATATTCTGGTGCTAAATCTTTTGAGTGTTTTAACCAAATTTTATTTCTAAAAGATCCAAAGCCATAAGACTCATTCATCATGGTGCAGACTATCTTTC